AAAGCACCGAAGGTGCGACCAAAGCACCGAAGGTGCGACCAAAGCACCGAAGGTGCGACCAAAGCACCGAAGGTGCGACCAAAGCACCGAAGGTGCGACCAAAGCACCGAAGGTGCGACCAAAGCACCGAAGGTGCGACCAAAGCACAGAAGGTGCGACCTAAACAAAAAACAACAATTAATAATGTGGTGCCTCTACGATTTGTGGAATAATTGCGATCTTCTGGTCTTGCGACAAATCGCTGTATCCACCTTTTTGATACCCTAAATACTGATTAAACATATACCATCGTGATTTCGGCATCAGCATTTTCCATAAAATATCATTTTGATAAACCCAATGTTGTTTTGTATAAAATAGATTATCCACATTTTGTTTAAAAAGTATGCTAAGCGTCAGCATCATATCACGGTTTACCAGATAAGCCGCCCCATTTCCAGACGACGAAATCCGCGAAATCTTATCTGTCGTAAATTCACTCACTTTGGCCGCACATGTAGTCAACATTATAACATCCCATTTGAATCCTGCCTCTACCATTTTGAAAAACTCGTCAATGTCCCCGACAATCTTCGCAACATCATCAATAAAAACAAAATCATCCTCTAAGATTAAGACATTTTCATACCCCATATTGTATGCCATTTCGAGAGCATTAGCGTGACTTAGTAAACAACCGGTGTTTGGACATCCGTGATAACTAGAAGAGGGAAACCGGGTTGCTGCGTCAGGACGAATTCCAATACGTGCAAGTTCCGATTCAATGGTTTGACGACGGTCTGGGCGATTATCCATGTTTATGTAGATAATATGGTCTATTTTTTCCATTTTGAGATATGTATTATATAATAAATATCTCTATAAAGTTTTTTCCAATGTTATTTATCGGGGACTACCGTATACCTAGGAAGCAAATCCACATTGAACTCAACGGGGTTAGCAACGTCTTTGTATGCCGCAAATAGAGGGCGTTTCAACTGTTCCTTGGGAACGTGTTTATGAACGGTGCGCGCAATAATCTTGTACAGTTTGAACCCTGGATAACGTTCTTGTCCTGTTTTCTTGTAAACCACACTTCTTCCAGAGTCGTCCAAACACCATTCCCAAATTATTTTATAGATTTCTGGGATGTTTTTCTCAGGTTCAGGGTCGTCAAAAATGAAATCATAGATTGAGCAACCGAGGCGCGTCAAATCAAAACTGGGGTTTGGTTCGATACGCGGTTTGTTCTCATTCATATATGGCTCGCAGTTGTATTGTGTGTGGGCGTCATTATTCGGCGCAAAACTGTCGCTACAAAACAGCTTGCCGTTAAAACGGTAAATTGCGCGACCAAAATCAATGAGTTTAAAAATGCGGCCAAATGTGGGGACCTTGTAATGCGTGTTTTCGTAGCAATAATATAAGTATGGTTCACTCGTCTCTATATACATGATGTTGTTTGTGTGTAAATCGTTGTGGGTGAAATCGAAAGCCTTCTGATACACAATCAAAATCATGACGACTTGGAAAAGTGCACTGGTGAGCTCATCGTGACTAATACGTTTATGTATGAGAAGACTGTCCAATGTGTCCGTGCATTTTTCTTGGAGAATAAGTTGAACTGGGAACTCGTGTAGATAACAAAATAGTTTTTGCTCCTCTTGGAAAGATGAGGAGGACGATTCTGTTTCCCATTGAGATTCCTCTTCAGAATCGTTTTCCAAAGGTTCCTTGGCTGAGAATGAGTCATCTTCAGAGTTCGATTCATAAGAGTCATCCGAGTCATCCGAGTCATCTGATTTTTGTTGAGTATCAATTGTAATTCCCTGCTCTTCCTGAACGACAATGTCTTCAATTAAAACAGGTGTGGAATCGACAACATTATTTTCAATATTCATACACGCCTCTACATTATCAATTTCCAAATCAATATTATCAGAGTCAGTTGTAATATTTATCTTTGCACGGTTGTTTCTTGACCCACTACCTTGATACCCATCATTTAACATCATTCTCACATTCTCATCAATCTCAAAACGCTTTCCAATATTATCCAGGAAATAGGGCGTGTCGTTTACATAGTCAAAGTCGTCCATTATATCAATTTTAAACTTCTGTTGAACACCCAAAAAAGAACCGTAATATTCAACGCCATGAACCCAACCATGTGTGTCGGACAGCATACTCGATAAATACGAAAAAAACGCGTCCGTATATGAACTGTTATTTTCGTCTAAATTCTTGGCTAAACAAGTTTTTACATCAGAGTCATATTTAGGAAGAGTTTTGTAAACACTGCTGTTTAAATCATATTTCCCAATTAAAAAATGAATTGGGTTCAATAGAGGTGAAAACTTGATATGGATGTTTTTCTCTATTTTGCCGTTTTCAGAATACACCGTTTTCAAATCGTGCGCCAAATATTTATTGTTCAGAGTAATCATATTGTAGTTAGTCTCATCCATTTGGAAAAAACGGTTGTAAATTGGATTGTATGCCTGGAGGTTGCTAATGCGATACGGATTGTAGTCAACATCGGGATCTACAGAATCATGTTGCGTTTCCATTTTACCCAAATCAAGCTTCTTCAATTTCCTATACCCAATTTGAAATTTCGATTTATTTTTATCGGACATTGGACGTGCTTATAATTTACCTAAACTATAAATTTTTTGAAAATTGAACTCACTTCGTTTGAACCGACCGTTTTATTTCTATTAACAACATATATATATCGTATCCATCCCAAATGACTTTAGAATTAAGAAAATTTGATATGAGAAGTATTGTATTTGACCCTAAAGAAAACAAGGGTCCGGTCATCGTTCTCATCGGGAGAAGAGACACCGGCAAAACTTTTTTAGTCAAAGACTTGCTATATTTTCATCAGGATGTACCCATAGGCACAGTAATATCAGGGACCGAGGCTGGAAACGGTTTTTACGGAAAACTTGTGCCTAAACTATTCATCCACGAAGAATACAACTCAGTGCTCATCGAGAATGTGCTGCGCCGTCAAAAAACGGTGATGAAACAGTGTCATAAAGAAATGGAAATGTATAAGAAATGCTCCATTGACCCGCGCACATTCGTAATTCTTGATGATTGTTTGTATGATAATACGTGGGCCAAAGATAAGCTGATGCGCGCCCTTTTCATGAACGGTGAATTGTTTGCCTAAGTCATTTCAAAAAAATGGCTAGTGTATTTAGGGTCATACCCTTTATATGCAACACGTCCAAATTGCGGAGACGTCTTGATATAGAACTTTTGGTTCTATGGAGGTTTATACTACTAAACGGCTTTAGAAATAGAGTCGCGGTTTATGCTAATCACATAAAGTATAGTAAAAAGGTATAAAATAGAGATAACCCGCAGCAAGTCATCTAAGTCTGTTTAAACGGCTATGCCCGATATATGGTGAGGATATGATGATTGTTCAACGACTAAATGCCCGTGGGGTTGAGTAATTTAACCAATTACAATGATGCCTTAAGATATAGTCTAAACCCACTCGAGAGAGTGCAATGCCCATTCAAAAAGCATTGATTTAATGATTTCAGAAGGAAATGTCTGAATAAAAATGGTAATAATTGAGACACTGGAAAGTAATGCTTATTATCACGATGCAATACCCACTCGGTATTCCACCAAATCTACGTACCAACATTGACTACGTTTTTATTCTAAGAGAGAACTATTTATCAAATCGTAAGAAAATCTGGGAAAACTTCGCCTCTATGTTTCCCACGCTAGAGTCATTCTGCTCTGTATTAGACCAGACCACTGAGAATTATAGTTGCTTGGTCATATCAAACAACGCAAAATCCAATAAAATCACTGACCAGATATTCTGGTACAAGGCCGAAGATAGACCAGACTACAAATTGGGGTCAAAAGAGTTTTGGGAGATGTCGAAAAATCTTGCCTCGGATGATGAAGGTGATGAATATGATCCAAATGCACGAAAGAAGCAAAAAGGGCAGAATATCACGGTTAAGAAGACTGGAGGTAAATGGTAAACGGCTTCAAAATGTAAACTATTGCACACCATCCGTATAATTATATTTATTTACACATAATAAACAAATATAAACAAATATAAACAAATATACAATGTCTCTCACAGAATTTTTAAATATCCGTGGATATTATTCGTTTGAAGGAAACAGTAGTGAAAACCCATATCAAACACGTGACTTAATAGAACTAACAAATAAACCAAATTTACACGTTATGGAAATTGGTTTCAAAGCAGGTCATTCAGCAGAGACGTTTTTGAAAAACAATACACAGCTGAGTTTAGTTTCATTTGATTTGGGTCTTCACAATTACATAACGGCGTCTAAAAATTATATTGATGCTGTTTATCCAGATAGACATACATTGATATTAGGGGATAGTCGCGAAACAGTTCCGCACTTTATTTCTGAAAACAAAGATGTAAAGTTTGATGTTATATTCATTGATGGCGGTCACAAATATGAAATAGCAAAAGCTGATATGGAAAATTGTTTTCACTTAGCACATAAAGACACGGTTATTATTTTGGATGATACAATGTTTACGAATGATTGGATTCAAGAATGGACAATTGGTCCTACCCAAGTTTGGGCAGAAAAAATACAGACAAATCAAATTGTCGAGTTCGGCCATATAGATTACTGTAGTGGAAGAGGAATGGCTTGGGGTAAATATTTATTCTAGAACCACTGTATACGCACCCAATTATAAAACACGTCTGTGTCGTTCACCATCTTGCTTACATACCCGGCGGTCCACGCCGTATTTTTTTTATTTATAAAATATGTATAACGTTCATTTGGATAAACCATATAGTATTGTTCAAGCAACAACTTTTCACCAAGACCAACGATATTTTGTCTAAGTGGAACGCTCACATTTTTCACACGCAAATCCGCCCGCACATGGCCTTCGCAGAAAGACAGAATATGGTCAACTAATTCGGACGGCAACATTGATATGACTACGCGCATTCTTTTACATCTTTTGTAAATAAATATCCATATCTATATAAAAACACGTTGATATCATAATATAATAGAATGATATCAAACAAACACATACTTTTATTTGGCGGTTCAGGGTCACTTGGAAACCAGTTTATAGAAACCTATATTGGAAACAACACAATTACAAATTATTCGCGCGACGAGAATAAGCACTGGAAAATGGGACTTAAATATAAGACGGACCGCCTGAGGTTTGTAATTGGCGACATCCGCGATTACAATAATGTTGAAAACGCAATTTTGCGCGAGCAACCTCACATTATTGTTATTATGGCCGCTCTGAAACACATAGACCGCTGCGAATACGCAATCAATGAATGTGTCCAGACGAATTTTATGG